GTCGCCGCACAGCCCAACCACTAATGGATTGGGTAAATTAGTGTTGGGCGTGGCATCGACCACTACCGCGTCGGCCAAATCCCAAATGCTGGCGGCATCTTCCTTGAGCGTGAGCTCCACCGCTTGATCGCGGCCAAAGCGTTTGTCGGTGACGCGGTAAATTTTTGCCGTTTGTCCCAGCAGCGTGCTGTTAAAGGTCACGCGCTGGCCGACTTTGAGCGACCAAGTTTTGAGCGAAAAGGTGGCTTTGACAGTAAAACCGTTGCGCTGGTCCTCGCAAAAAATCCGCGCCAAATTGTGGATGCGCTGCGCGCTGTCGGTGAACGGGAAGTCCATGTCCGTCCACAGTTCGCGGCCATCGGCGGCGACATAAACGGTGTTTTGGTAGGGTTTGACATCGGTCATGACGTAGCTGTTTTCCGCGCCGATGTATTGGCCGCGCACGCCGTTGTAGAGGTCGGCATCCGGCGTGCCGCCCATCACCGACAGCGCGCCCACGATGTCGGACTGGTCCAGCGCCATCACCGGCCCGACATACTTGCCCGCCCAGCATTGCCAAGTCGTCCCCACGATCGCGCCCGCCATGCACTGCGCTAGGCTCTCCAGCGTTTTGCGCGGGTCCTGGTCGGCGTTAACCGTGCCGTTGATGGTGTAACGTTTAACGCTTGCACCGATAACTTCGTCGCAAACATTGGCGGCGGTGAGGTAGTCGGCCAGCGGCAGGTCGGCGGCCTCCACCCCACAATTGTCGCCCAGCAAATAATCATAAATCGCCAGGGCTGGATTATCGCTCCAGACCGTTAATCCGCTGCGCGGGTCGAGCAACTTTTTGCCGCGCAGCAACACTTCAATGGGCGGGATGCCGGATTGGAATTCCTGATAATCCAGATCGAGCCGAACGACCGTGTAGCAATAGCCGCGCAGCACCGCCGTGGCCGGCCACACGCCGGGCAAAGCCTCCAGCAACGCCGGGTCGGCGGGGTCGGCGGGGGTGCCCAGATGTTTGGTGACACGCACCCGCGATTTGTCCACGGTGTAATCGTAGTGGCAGGTCCACGTTTTATTGCTGGGCATGGTCACCAGCGTGCCAACCACCGAAGTGGGCTTGACCGCGTAAGTTTCGCCGTTGAGCTGATAAGTCACGCGCAATGTATTCGCGACCGGTATTTGCGCCAAGTTAAACGTGAGTCCAGTTTTAACCTCAGCGTTAACAGAAATCGTTTGCTTATAAAAATAATCCCCAGCGGTCACGTCTTGCGAGCCATCCAAGGCCGGCGCGGTCAATACGCCCAGTGGTTTGTTGCCGACCCATATTTCTTCAATGGCATCGCACTCGTGCGCGGCGTGCACGCACACCAGATATTTAAATTCGTCGCGCGCGCCGGCGGCAAAAATGCCGACGATGTCGCTGCCTACGCGGGCGCGGCCATACACCGTGCGGTGCGGTGCGTCGGTGGCGACGCGGGTGATGGTGCGGTCCTGTAGGCCGTTATTGTGCGCCTGACGCTGGCGTTCGGCCTCGCGGCGGGCTTTCTTTTTGGCTTGCTCGGAGCCGTAGATGGCGGAGCCCATGATGAGGGCGGCTGCGGCATAGGCGATCCAAGTGCCGGGGTACATCGCCATCGCGACTATGGCCGCAGCTTGCACCACCTCGGCCATTGCTTGGGCGGGCGCGGGCAGCAAAAGCAGCGTCATGATAAGGAGCAATTTATTCACCTGTTGCCCCCGTTTGCTCCCTCACCCGGCCTTCGGCCACCCTCTCCCGGAGGGAGAGGGGGGTGATTGTGCGCCATGCAGCTTCGGCCAGCAGCCTGCTGTTGTGCGTTAACCCGGTTTTGCCGGGCCCGATAATGAATGACCCACTAAAAAGGCACAGGCAGCCGTTGTGCAAGGCCAGATCGCCGTCCTGCGCGAAGTTCGGCTGGATGCGGCCAAAGCGCGCATTTAGCGCGGCTTCCAAACCGCCCTCAGCTTTAATAACGCGGGCGGCCTGCGCTGCGGTTTGCCAATTCTGCAAACCGGCCAAGTGGTCGATGCCCGTACTGGTTTTAACCCAGGCGGCGGCAAAGCCCACGCAGTCATGCGCGCCCCACGCAAAGGGTGTATTTAAATGCGCGGCGATGTGCTCGGCCAGCACCGCCCCGGCACTTCCCCCCGTAAAGGGGAGGCCGGTGGATTCCCCGCCGCTTCGCGGCGACCCTTCCGCTCGCGCCACCCCTCCATCAACAAGGAGGGGAAGGGGTTTGCGGGAATTAGGTGGTTTCGTCATTTTTATTTCATATCTGACATTTTGTTTCATATCTGTTGAAACTTTTTAGACAGCCACAGTTGCGGGTTGGCGATCAAGTTGTTGAGATAGTCAAAACCCGTGTCGGTCGGGTAACGCTGTTTTTGCTGCGCGGCGTTCAGACGCATGGAGGGGCGGCGTTTCAATCCGTACGCGCTGGTTTCGCACTTGAGCGCGACCTGTCCGCCCTCACCGTCCATGCTCACGGCCATTGTGTCCATCAGCCCGCGCCAGCATATCTCCGGCGCGTCGATCAGCTGGCCCTGATCGTTGAGCGGGCAAAAGTATAGTTTGGCGGGTTGGCCGCGATAATCCTCCACCACGCCCACGGCCAGTGCCAGCACGGATGACTGCGCCACGTTCAGGCCAAAGGTCATGGCGCTGGAAGCCACCCCCGCCGATTCATCGATCGGGCTGATGCTGCCGAGTGAACCTAAGCCTACCCAGTCAAAACCGCCCCAGTTGTAGGTTTGCGAGTAGGAGCACACGCGCACGATGCCGCTTTTAAATTGCAGTTCTAAAAAATACGCCACTGCCGCGACGGGTTTTTCTAATGCGGTTTGTTGGGCTGGGGTGGTCATAAATGAGTGCCTTCCCTCACCCTAACCCTCTCCCGGAGGGAGAGGGGATGTTGGTTGTGGCGAAAAAGGTCATGCTCGCCAATCCTCGATCAAGTCCAGCGCGCGGGCGGTGACCAGGCTGCCGCTGTAGTCCGCGCTAAAATCGCTGCCAGTAGCGCGAAAGAGCGCCTTAGGTTTATCCCACACCACCGCTGCGCCCAAGGCAAACCCGTTGCGTAACGGCGGTTGGACGTTCACCGCGATCAAGCCCGCCGCGTCGGCGGTGGCATCGTCGGTGACCATCACCACCTGTTGGGTGATACCGCTGCCCAGCCCGATGTAATCTCCGGCCAGCAAGGTTTTAAGTGCTTCGCCCGCCGCCACGATATTTAAGCTGGTAGCCCCTTGCACCGCCGCCGCGTTCAGCGTCATCGCGCCGCGCATGCTGCCAATGGGAATGGGACGCGCGATATGCCACAGCGCCAACTGGTTGACCTTGCCGCGCAGCTTGAGCAATAAAGCCTGCCACGCCCCCACCTCAAGCGCGGTGCGTTTGGCTGGATCAAACTGGACAGAGGCCGCCCAAACCGGCGCGGAAATTTCCACGGCCTGGCTACCGAAGGCCGAGGCGAAGGCCAGATCGCGCCGCTGTAAGCCCCAGTTAAAACGGGCGACACCGAGCGTAGCGGGGAAGGTGATCACGGCCATTGTGTCTTAAGCCTTTCTCGTTTGCCCCCTCTCCCGTCCCCGCAAGGGGGAGGCCGATGGGTTCCCCGCCGCTTTGCGGCGACCCATTCGCACGGAGAGGGTTGGGGTGAGGGAAATGCGCAGCATTAGATCACGCCCTCGCGCTGCAATTTATCCACCAGCTCGGCGTTGCCCTGTTTGATCGCATCGCTCACCAGCCGCTCCACTTGAGATCGGTCGCTGCGGCTGTCGATTTGAATCACCGGAGCGTAGGTGATACTGATCGAGCGCGCCCCGCCTTGCGCTTTAACGCCGAGCTTGCCCGAGGCATCACGGGTCAGCGGCATCACCGCTTCGGGGCCGGCCTCGCCCATCACGCCCAAATTAAACCCGCCGCCGCTGGCGAATTGAAATGGGGTAGGCTGATCGAAGGTCTGGTTGCTGAACGCACCGCCGCTTGCAAAAAAATGTGCCGCGCCGCCATCGAACCACGCGCCTTGGGCGACGAAATTGGTGACGGGCGCAAATCCACCGCCGCCACCCGCCGTACCCGCGCCACCCGGTGCGGTCGCACCCGGCGCACCGCCCGCGCCCCCGAACATCATGAGCGCCAAATTCGTCCCCGCCACCATGATTTGCGCGGCGGCGGCATCGGCGGCCATGCGCAGCAGCATCTGTTTGAACATGTCGCCGATATCCATAAAGCTGCCGCTCAAGCCTTTGTACAACTCATCGCCGAGGTTGCGCTGCACGTTTTCACTGAAGCGTTCCCAGGCTTGTTCGGCGCGCTTAGCCTCTTTTTCGTGGGCATCGGCAATGGCGGAGGCTCCGGCCGTAGCGACAGCGTTGTTGACGATACCGGGGCGGGCGGCCTCGATCTCAGCCACCGCCGCATCACGGGCGGGCAGGTCGTTTTTATATTTTTGGTTGAGGTCAAATATTTGCTGATCAACGGCGAGCATCGCTTTGCGCTCGGCGGTGAGGCGCGCGGCCTCTTGGGCGGATTTACCTTCCAGCGACGTGCGAAATTCCAAGTCGGCGACCGTTTGCCGTGCGGAATTGTTCATGCGGTCGATAAAAGTGGTGGCCTCTTCGCGGGCTTTGTTCATGCCCGCTTCGGCGCGCGCCTGCTCGTTGAGCGCGCTGGTGCCATCGAGCAGCGCGGTGATGTACTCGCGCTGATTTTTGTTCAACGTATCCCACAGCGGAGAGGCTTGAATTTTTGCCAATTCAGTTTGTTCGGCGTTGAGCCCTGCGTGCTTGGCGGCGGCCGCACCTAAATTTTGTTCGAGATTTTTGATGAGGCCGGCGTAGTCGGATGCGTGTTTTTTGGCGGCTTCGGGAGCTTTTTTTGCGGCTTCTTCCGCTTCTTTTTTACGGGCGGCGGCCAATATCTCTTGCCGTTGCGCTTCCTGCTGTCTGGCGAGACCCTCGTTGGCGGTGGACGCATCGCTGGTGCTGGCGATGCTCGGCCTGTTTTTTTGCATCGAAGGCGTGGTCATGCCGACGGTAAAAAAGGCGAGCCGATCCAGCCAGTCACCATCGTTAATCACCCGCCGCATATCATCCAGATGTTTGGCCAGCGAGCCAAACACGGCCTCGGTCGTACCCTTTATCACAAATGTGCCACCAATGGCTTTTAACAGGTCATCCCACGCCAAGCCAGCATCGCGCGTGGCTTTAGTGATGCCGCTGTTCATCGCCTCGGCCACGCCGTCCAACCCCTGCTCTTTCATAATTTTAAGGATCACGGTAATAGCCTCGGCTTGGCGGCCCGTTTCAACCATCTGCTTGATCATTTCCTTTTGGCTGTCGTTGAAGGAGACCCCGGACCGGTTGAGGGCGGTCAACCCCTCGTCCGGGTTTTCTAATGCCTTGCCGAGCTGCATGACCGCCGACGACAAATCCGTTTTCATCACCGCCGCCAAATTGGCGGCGACTTCCAGGCTCTCGCCAAAGCTGGCGCGCGAGACATTTTTGAACGTCAAGAGCACCGCCATCGAATCGCGCAACGCGTCGTCGTCGATCCCGAATTTAAGCTTCATGCTCTCGGCCATATTGTCGAGGTCAACCTTGGTTAGCCCCGCAGCATAGCCGGTGCCGCGCAGCACGGCGGCCAGCCTGAGATGGGACTGTTCCGCCTCGGCAGCCTGCGCGACAGATGATTTCAGTGCCGCCAGCAACAGGGCGGTGGTCGCGGTCGCGGCGGCTATTGCGGCCACGCGCATGCGACCTAGCGCAGCTTCTTTTTTGTCGTAAGCGTCTATCGCGAGCACACTTTGCTCGACCGACGCGCGCTGTGCGGCAGTGAACTTGTGCTGCGAGGCCTCGTAAGCCATCAGTTGGGTCTTTCCCATGCCCAGCGTGTCGGCCTGGCGTTTCAGGCTGGCGGTGAATTGTTCCGAGGCCGCTGCGGCTTGAGTATTGGATGTCTTGGCATCTTGCGCGAACTTCTTGACCGCGTCGGATGCACCCGTGACTTGCCCAGTAAAATTACCGAAGCCGTCGGGTTTGAGGGTGATGCCAAAGACGATATTAGATGACATTTGCAATTCCGTTAAAAAGGGTACAGAATTTCTGCGTGTTAAATTTCTTAATCAAAATTCCGTTCGCGGCCTGTGCCATATTGGTGCTGGTTTACACGCTCGCCTGGCTTACCCTAAATGCGCCGCTGCTGTTAACGCTCGCGCTGTTTGTGGGCGCGGGCTGGGTCGGTGTGCGGCTTGGGAGGCAATCTCCTTAGTGGAAAGTCATCCAACCCCGCGTTATGAACGTTTAGGGCTTCCAATTTTACGAAAGGCGCTTCGGCGTTGTCGCGCCAGATTTCAAAATCGCTGCCGTCTGTTCCCTCACCCCCAGCCCCTCTCCCGGAGGGAGAGGGGAGCGAAACCCCTGCGGGGGAAGAGTTGGCTGCGGCTTTTCGCGCCCTTCTTGCAACGCATCCTGAGCCAGAAAAGGTGCGTGCTGTTTTCGATCAATTAATGGGTCAGATTCTTGCTCATCCGGGGTTTTCTGAAGAGCCGGATAGCGGCATTGCGCTTCGTGCTTACGTGGTAACCTTATTTGAGCATCATGTAGAGCCTGATAGTGACCCATAATTACACCAAGATCGCCACTTTCATTTCTCAAAAGCGGAAGCGCCTCAGCTTGTTTTTTTGTTTGACGTTTGCTCATAACCACTCCTTTAGCGCGGCAAATTCCATTTGCTGCACGCCGTTAAAAACATCTTTCCACTCTTGCTTTTTAACGCGTTGGGCGCGCATCACCACCTCTACCCCCGCGTAATCTAGGCCCAGGCAAATCAAGCCGTGCGCGCTGCCCGCCACGCGCCACTGGGTGCGGCAGGCGAGAAACAATTCCAGTGTCTCGGCGTTGTCTGGCCAGATCGCGAAGTCTTCGCCATCGCCCGCCGCCTGCCCCCTCACCCCAACCCTCTCCGTGCGAATGGGTCGCTGCGAAGCAGCGGGGAACCCATCGGCCTCCCCCTTGCGGGGGCGGGAGAGGGAGTGTTGTGTTAATTCGTCGAGCGGAATACCGAACGCCGCCGCGTCTTCCTCGAATTGTTTTTGCTGGGCGGCATTGTCTGCCTGCGATCTCTTGCCGCCGCGCGCCCAGTGGCGGGCGGCATCTGTTAGTTTTTTAGTTTCGCGCCGCTGATGCTGGCGTAAAACGCCATGACGATGCTGGAGGCGACCGGATAAATGTCGAGCAGCAGGTCGAGGTTGGCGGGGGTAAAATCCATCTCGTTGCCGTCGGCGTCGCGCACGCCGCGCCAGCCCGCCAGCACTTCGCTGGAAAAGGCTTTGTCGTCGAGCTCGTCGGCAGAGATGCGCGCGCGCATCGCGTCCAGCTCGTCGCGCCCGAAGCGATTAAAAATGCCGACAAATTCGTGCTTTTTTTTGTCGCCGGGGATTTCGACGGTAATGGGGTGTTCGTAGGTTTCGGTTAGGGCGATTTTGAACATATAAAAATCCTTTTTTGGTAACCCTTGGCTCGTTCCCTCGCCCCAACCCTCTCCCGGAGGGAGAGGGGGTGACGCAAGGGGATAAAAGCAAGGAAAGAGATGAAAGGTTAGTCGAATAAAATGGCGTAGTCGGTATTGGCGGTGGCGGGGATCAGCTCCAAATCCAGCTTGATCATGGCGATGCCGTCCTGCTCGCTCTCGCTGTAACCGATAATTTGCGCGCTGGCGGCGTTGATTTTGACGCGGTTGCCCGCCGCCGTGCCGTGCGTGACGGCCAGCGCGCCCGTGGTGCCGGCGCGGATAATGGTCTCGAAATCTTTTTGCGCCATCGTCGGCTCTTCCAGCGTGATCGAGGCGGTCGATTTGCGCCCGCCATATTGCACCGATTCGCCGTTGATGAGGTTGCGGTACACCACCGAAGCACCCGCGTCGAACTCGAACTCGGACACCAGCCCGGCGTAGCCGTGCAGGCTGGCCGTGGTGATACCCGCCTCGGACGGCAGCGGCATACGCCAATTGGTCAGCGTGGGCACGGGCATGGCGGTGTCGGTGGCGAGCGCGTACAGGCCGATGCCGTCGAAGCTCCACATCGGGACACCCTTGGCCGACAGTTTGGCCTTGACGCTGCCGCGCCAGCCGGTGACGACGCGGCGCTTGCCGTCGCGGTTGAAATAAAACGTGGCCGACTGCTCCGCCGTATCGACGCTGGCATAGGTGACGCTGGTGGCGGCCACTATCGTTTCCGAATGGGCGCAGGCTTTGAGGTGAGGACCGTAGGCGGGGGCGGTGCCCGCAACCCCCGAAGCAAACATTTCCACATCAAAGCCGAGCTTGACATGCTCGCCGGAAATGACGCGCCCGGTGGCACCGAGAAAGCCGCGCAGACCGCCGCGTTCCACGCCCTCCACTTCTAGCGGCGAAATGCGTAAATTGCTGACTAGCATGGCATCCGCCGCCCCCGTAGGCACGGGGTCAACGCCGTAGGTGACTTCAATTTTACCGAGCAGTACTTGTCTTTTTGATTTCATGTGTTGACTCCTAGTGGTTCGTGCGCGTGGTGCACGCTACGCGCTATAAAATTTCTTGTGGCGTTTCCGTCAACTTAATTGCCCTGCCCGTTTTTGTAGGGGCGGGTGGCGCTATCTCGGCGGGCGGCGCTGGCAGCGGGTGATCTTGATGTGCTTCAACAGGGCGCACACGGCCCACGGTCGGTTCTTCCACGCGGGTGCGCACCCCAGTTTTAGGGTCTAGAATATAACTACCGCCTTGCCCTGCAAATTCATCCTTATACATATTTATCTCCTGTCGAATTCGGTCGTATATTCGTCCTGCCACCACACTTCGCCGTCGATCAGCGCGAGCAATTTGCCACCAGAAAAAATCAGTGCCTCGTGATCGTTGTCCGGCCTCCAGCCAAACAATGCCGCATCGGTTTGTGATCGCAGCGCGTCCATGTCGCCGCCCGCCGCCATCCCCGTCGCGTCACGCACATTTTTAACAGCCAGCACCACACCGATTTTCACGATACGGCGCTGCGCCACCAGGCCGGTCATGTAGCGCGCCTCGCCGCCCTGTTCGGCCAGCGTCATCACGTAGGCGCACGGAAACTGTTTCGCGTCCGCTTTGGCAGAAGCTAAATCTGCCGCCGAACTCACCCGCTTGAGGGCGGGCACTCCCGTTTTGAGGCGTTCAATAATCAGATCGCGCAGCATCAAAAGTCGCGCAAACTGCCCGCGCTAAACACGCGCTGGCCAGCCACAAAACTCACCGCACCGGAGGGTGCAGCAGCAGGGTTGCCGCCGCTGTCCGCGCCCAAGCTCACGCGTTTGGCGGCGACATCTTTGAGCCAGCCGATGGCTTCGTCGCGGCGTTTTTGCACGGTCTCGGTGACGCGGTCGTCGTACAAAAAGAACCGTGCTAGATCGCACGCTACACGCACCAGATCAACAGGGACGGCAGCCAGCGGCAGCGTGTAAGCCGCACGCAAGTAGCCGTTGATGAGCGCGTCAGCATCGGCCAGCGCTTGCGCCAACACGGAAGCATTGATCTCGCCCAAGCCCTCGCGGTCGGTGAGCTGCATCAGCTCATCTTGACTAAAACGAGCCACCATATGATCGGGCGTGGCGTAGGTCATGGTCGGTTATTGCTCGGCCTGAATAGCCGCCCATGCCGCATCACGTTCGGCGGCGGACACGGTCCAACCCACAATCTCGGTCAATGAAGACGCATTCGGCCTGCCGTCGCGCAACCACACATCCGGGTTGTCCACGTTCAGTTTTTCGATCGCGGCAACGATGGCGGCTTGCCGCTCGGCGGGGTCGGCGGGGGTAACAGGCGCATTACTTTCATCCCCTCTTGTTCCCTCACCCCAACCCTCTCCCGGAGGGAGAGGGGGGCGCAGCATCTCTGCCGCCTGCCCCTCGACATCCGCCGCATCCGCCTCGAAACTGTCGCCGCTGCGGTAATCCCGCCCCAACACCGTGACCGGGGCGCGCGCAATAAATTTATCCATGAAATATCACCTTTATAAAATAATGAAGAGTGAAGAGTGAATGGTTTATCCCTTCCCCCTTCTCCATTTACAGCCTTACCCTACTGCCGGGCTAATTAAAAAGCCCGCCGTTGCGCCCGCGATCACCGGCGACACTTCGTCGGTGACCGGATAAACCCAGCTCTTCGTATTGCGATCTTGATAGGCCGACTCAACCACTGGCGCACCGTTCAGGCGGTAGGTGTAGCCGTAACTGGGCAAACCGAAGTCGGCTACGCCGCTGATGTCGGTGAATGCCAGCACCACGTTTTTACCCCACACGTCGACCATCGCGCCGGTCGCGTCGGAATAGACTGCGCCACCCACCAGCACGCGCTCTACACCAAACAGCGCGGCCAGCAGCTCCAAGGTGGGCACGTCGCGCCCAGTGTATTTGGTGCGGTCGATAATTTTGCTGTGCACGCGCAAGGCCTTAAGCACCTGCGCGCCGATGATCATCGTGTTGGGGTAGCGTCCGATCTGGGCGCGCACCGCATCCTTGGCCGCTTCGACGTTGGTGATGGGGTCGGAGGCTGCTGCGTCCGACCATAAGGTTGCGCCGGCCAGCGCGATATTTTTATTGGCGGCGGCGTAATTCGCTGGCGTGGTGGCGAGGTCGGCCTGGGCTTTTTCCAGGCGCAGATTGATGATGTTCTGCACGCGAAACACCGCGTTGCGACCGAGGTCGATGCCTGGCACGGTGTTGGCTTCCTGCATTAACTCGAACGGCACCACGCCTTCGAGCGCGTGTTGCTCCAGGGCAAAATTACCCGCGCTGTAACCAAACTGCACGCGCTTAGTATTCGCACCTGGCGCGCGCGCGCCGGAATACAGGGCAAAATCTTCTTTGCCAAAGCTGATGATTTTACCGCCGCGCTGCGCCACCGGCACGTAAGGGAACAGGGCGTGACCGACCAGCTCCATGTTTTTGTAA